CACTGATATGGAAAAAATTATTAATGAATTTGCTTTGTTAAGAAATCAATGGCTTGGTATTATAAAATCTCTAGAAATAAAACAATGGCAACTTAATAATATAATCAAATTAAGAGCTTCAGGATTAGAAGATATAATGCTATGACGATAGAATATTTGATTAAAATACTGTTAAACGCATCCACCATAAAATTAGCCCAATATGATTATTTTGCTATTATAGGCATAGAACAATATATTAAAAAAAATAATTGTATAACTAAAAAACAAGCAGATCTTGTTGTTACTATATTAAAAAAATATAAATTAAAATTAGAATCTTTAATCAATAAAAATATGGAAGATATTCTAAACAATCCAATTTTTGAAACACCATTTAAAGTTTATTCGACAACTAAAACTTTACAAATAGAATATCATCCTCATTTCGATAAACAATTGATTTTGACAATACCATATGACGAATCTTTTATTGATGAATTCAAAAACATAAAATATGAACTAGATTTTGTTTCTTGGGATGTCATATCAAAAAGATATTCAATGGCATTAACTGAAAAAAATTTGATTAAATTACGACCCTTCATTAAAAAACTTAATATTCAAGTTGATGAAGAAATACAAGATTATTATAATCAAATTTCTGAAATAGAAGAAAATTTTATTAATTATTTGCCATATGTAAAAAATACTGATAAAGGATATACAATAAATCTATTTGAACATATCATATCTGATAATGTTATTGATATTATGTTCAAAGCAAGAAAACTTGGTGTAACTAATGTCGATGACCTTGTCAATGAAAAAATTAATAATTTAGATGATAAAATTCTTTCTAAATTTTTACTGTCTGATCCAAAAGAAATTTTTACTATTGACAATGTGTCAAAATTGTCAAATATAATTCCAAATTTATTTCCTGTATTAGTAGTAATACCAGGTGGTCATGAATTAGAAACTATAAAAATACTTGATGAATTTCTAATATCTATAGGTGTTAATAATAAAGAAGTTAGTGTATTGTTCAGAACAGATAATAAAACTGATCCAGATTTTAATGTATTTGTAAAAGAAAAATACTTTAATAATCCAATTGATGACAATACAAAAGTTACAATGATAAGCAGACAAATACCTAAATCTTTATTAAAAAGTAATCTTCATTACAATTCTATTATAGATTTTGGTAAAGCTATTCTTCATTATCGTATCAAAAGCTATCTAAGAAACCATGAAAATGTTATATTAGTTAATGATATAAAAAAGTAAAATTTATTTAAAAATGAATAACTGTAAAATAATAATATCAGATGAAATAAATTGTAAAATAGAGGGGTTGGATCTAGATACAAGAAAATATCTTGTTAAAAAATTCAAATATGTAGATCCAACCGCAAAATACAGACCATCTTATAAATTAGGAAGATGGGATGGTTCTGTGAGTTTTTTCAGCATAGGTGGGGCAACTTACCTATCTATGTTACCTAAAGTTTTAGAATATCTAGAAGAAAAACATTATAACATTGAATTGGAAGATCTACGAACACCAATATCAATTGAGTTTGAAAAAATAACCATAGATTTCTGGGGTGATAAATCATGGCCAAAAGGGCATAGATTTGAAAATCAGCCAATCAGACTTCGAGACGATCAAGTGGATGTTATTAACAAATTTTTAGAAAATCCACAATGTTTACAAGAAATAGCAACAGGATTTGGTAAAACTATAACAACTGCTACTTTAGCTAAATTATGTGAAAAATATGGAAAAACAATAACAATTGTTCCAAACAAATCTTTAGTTGTTCAAACCGAAGAAGATTTTATAAATTGTGGTTTAGATGTTGGTGTTTATTATGGTGACCGTAAAGATCTATCTAAACAACATATAATATGTACTTGGCAAAGTTTAAATGTTTTGGAAAAAAAATCCCACGATAATAATTCAGACTATATAAAATTTAAATCGTTAATAGGTAGTATATCTGCTTTGATAGTTGATGAAGTTCATCAAGCAACCGCAGATGTATTAAAAAAATTACTTACACAAGATTTTTCAAATGTTCCTATACGTTGGGGGTTGACAGGAACAATCCCTAAACAAGATTTTGAATTTGAATCCATTCGAGCTAGTCTAGGTAATGTAATTAATAGAGTATCTGCGCATGAGCTACAGGAAAAGGGAATATTAGCTAACTGTCAAATAAATATAGTTCAAACTTTAGAATATAGACAATTTAAAAATTATCATGAAGAACTAAAATTTTTAGTTACTGACGAACCTAGAATGTCGTATATATCAAAACTTGTTAATCAGATATCAAAATCGGGTAATACTTTAGTTTTAGTAGATAGAATAGAAAGTGGAAAATTTTTACAATCATATCTGAATAATTTAGGTGAAGATGTAGCTTTTATTTCAGGAGAAGTTAAATTAAAAGATCGCAAAAATGAATATGATGAAATAAAAACTGCCGATAATAAAATCATTATTGCTACTTATGGTGTTGCTGCTATTGGTATAAATATCCCTAGAATTTTTAATATGATATTATTAGAACCTGGTAAAAGTTTTGTTAGAGTAATTCAGAGTATTGGCAGAGGCATACGTAAAGCTGATGACAAAGATCATGTAGAAATATGGGATATAACAGCAAATACAAAATATGCTAAAAAACATTTAACTGATCGAAAAAAATTCTATTCAGACGCAAAATACCCATTTAGTATTGAAAAAATAACTTATACCTAGTATAATTGAGGTATTATGCAAATATTAACCCTAGAAAATCAAACATTCTTCTTAAATGAATTGCCAGATCAAATAGATGATGATCTAAGATTCGCTGTTCTAGATAACAGTGATAATCAAAATCCAGATTACTTTTTTATTCCATTAATATTCTTGGAAAGTTTTACTGGACCAGCAGCAGTCCTTCAAATAGGGGATCATAAAGTAACTATGCCTCTTGACTGGTGTACTGTTGTTGGAGATCCTGAAGGTCCAGATATGGAAGTAATACCAATTACATCATTAAATGATCGTGGATTTAAAACGTACTGTTTCAATCCACTTTCTAGTTTTAGACCAGAATTTTTGGATATTGATATAGTTGACATATATCAAGAAGTTAAATGGTACTTCCCAAAAATGAAATCAGGTCAATTACTTTGTACACCATTGTATGGTGGTAACAAACCAAAATGTTGTTACTTTGTAAAAGAAGTAAGTAGACAACATGAATTAATACTTTATACTAAATGTTGGTGAAAATTATGATAACTTTAATAGGACATGGATACATAGGAGATAATATCTCCAAAGAATTAACGAAAAAAAATATACCTTTTCATTGGATTCATCATTATGAAAAAGTTCCAATTGGAACTGGTATCATAATTAATGCTGCTGGTTTTACTGGCAGTCCAAATGTAGATGCGTGTGAAATATATAAACAAGAAACAATCGACGGTAACGTTATCTTTCCGGTAAAACTAGAACAACTTCATAGATCAATCCCGATAGTACATATAAGTAGTGGATGTATATATACTGGTTATAAAGAAGGTGGTTGGACCGAAGAAGATGAACCAAATTTCAATTTTAATAATGGATCATTTTATAGCGGTTCCAAAAATTTAGAACAAGTTCTTCTTCAACCATATATGAGAAAATCATATCTATTAAGAATAAGAATGCCGTTTGGTGATGAACATCATCCAAAGAATTTTTTAACTAAACTGATTAATTATGAAAAACTAATTGATTTTGAAAATAGTTTAAGTTATATTAAAGATATAGTTAAAACTGTAATACATTTTTGCTCTACTCTGCCCGAACCGGGAATTTATAATTTGTGTAACCCCGGATCTAAAAGAACAAAAGATATAGCGGACATGATGGGATTAAACAAAGAATGGTTTACTGAAGAAGAATTTAAACAAGTAATCACTGCGCCAAGATCAAATTGTGTACTCAACAATGAAAAACTTTTAAAAATATTTCCAATTCAAGATATTGATTCTGCTTTAAAAGAAGCAATACAAAATTTGAAATAAAATGACATATAAAATTGACATTAAAAAAATTCTTAATGAAATAGATAATAAAAATTATCATTATTATAATTCTTTATCTGATGAAAGTAAGAAAGATTTTAATCCGTATCCATTGTTAAGATTTACTAGTAATGTTAATGGTGATACAGACTTGCTAGAATGGTTTATATTAAAAACTAATGAATGTACA